AGTAGGCGCAACAACCATTAACGATTTACGCCGCGCGTACAGATTACAAGAGTGGTTAGAAAAGAATGCTAGAGGCGGCACACGTTACACGGAGCAAATAATGGTTCATTTCGGCGTAAAATCACCTGATGCAAGATTACAACGCCCTGAATATATCACAGGACTTAAAGCTCCTGTAATAGTAACTGAAGTATTAAACACAACAGGTCCAACAGAATTCTTCAACACAGAATCAAACGAACCAGTACAAACCGGTTCATCGCAGGGAGCTATGACAGGACACGCTGCCGGAGTTCACCAAGGCCGTGTAGGTAGTTATTATGCTCAAGAACATGGTTGGGTAATAGGTATTATAAGCGTTATGCCAAAAACAGCATACCAACAAGGAATTCATAAAATGTTTCAGCGTAAAGATTACCTTGATTTCGCATTCCCTACTTTCGCCAATTTAGGCGAACAGGAGGTATATACACGCGAGATTTACGCATACTCAGCAGCCGGAGACGATATATTCGGATACATTCCGCGTTATGCAGAATACAAATTTATGAACAGCAGAGTGGCAGGAGATTTCAGAACCACACTAGATTATTGGCATTTAGGCCGTATATTTGGTTCAACTCCTACGTTATCACCTGAATTTATAGAGTGTACTCCTGATCAAGTAGAACGTATATTTGCAGTCCAAGACGAAACAGATAACCTTTGGATGCACATTCTTAACAAAGCAACATTTAAACGTAAACTTCCATTCTTTGGTACACCAAGTATATGATAACTTCATGGAAAGGTTGGACAATACAGGTTTTTCAAATTCCTGTATTGGGTACTATTGAATTAACACTGAATTAATATGGCACAATGTCTATATATTAAAATGTATAATGATGCTCCTGCAAGTTGCGGAAAATGCATCAACTGCAGAAACAAACGTATATCAGGGTGGTCAGCACGATTAATGAAAGAGGACATGCATTCTAGCATGTCCTTTTTTATTACGCTAACTTATGATTCTGACCACCTTATGTTCTGCCCAAATAACAGGCCTACATTATGGCCGTCACATCTTACAAATTATTGGAAGTACTTAAGAAAACATTTTAAAACCAAATCAATCAAATATTACGCATGTGGAGAATATGGAAGCAACAAAAAAAGGCCGCATTATCATGCGATTCTTTTTATCAAAGAAACAAAAATGTCAGCCATTCAGATATTAAATATAATCGAAAAAGCATGGCCACATGGCGAAACTTTTACCGGCACGGTCACAGGGGAATCTGTGGCTTATGTGTTAAAATATTTAACTAAACACGGCAGTGTTCCACAATACAGAGGAGACACACGCACAAAAGAATTCCAACGTTCATCTAAAGGCCTTGGAATAGATTATTTAAAAACTATACGCAACTGGCACCAAGGCGATTTACTTAATCGCGGATATTTACCACTTCAAGGAGGCAACCGCTCTCCTATTCCGCGATATTATAAGGACAAATTATATACAAAAGAACAAAAACAGCAAATAGGCGAACACATGCAGCAAATAAATAAATCGCCTAATTATCATCGACTTAAGGAGTTGCAAAAAAGAAATTATGAAAAAATGAAAATATAATTATATTTGACACATGAAAATACACACGCATTTTGATAGGCCTGATACGAGGTATCAGACTTTCACACAGCCAAGCCTTACAATACCTGACCAAACTATGAGTTTGAAAACAATGGTAACAAAATATGTAAAAGGCTTGCCAATATCAGCACCGCATAATGTAGGAACATATACTGGCGATGAAATCGCAACAGACTTTAACAAGTTAGATTTAGCCGAACAAGAAGAAAGCGTTTTAAACGCTTCACAGGAACTTACAGAAATAAAACATACACTAACTAAGCAACAAAAAGAAAAGGCCGCAAACGATAAGGAAAAGGCCGAAAAACAGGAAAAGGAGTTAAAAGAACTCCGCGAAAAACTAGCATTAAACACTTGATATATTAATGCTAATTGACGCCACGTCAATAAAAACAACAAATAAAAAACTTTAGCCTAGAAACACAAAAACCCTAGGTACGGACAACGTCCGATTAATAACGAACAAAGCAAGCAAAAAAGGCACTAACGACACAAAAGGAGCGTAGCGACGCAAAAGGAGGCAGTGCCGAACGATGCGCAGCGAGTGAGGCAAAAACAAACATTTTTTAACAAAAAATAACAAAAAAAACAAAACACATGGAAAACCAAAACACACAAACACAATCCGAAATCCTTCATCCTGATGAGGTGATTGAGGATATGGAAACATTACATGAAAAACAACAATTACCATTATCTTATGTAATGTACTTAACAATGCGCAGTCAATTTATTGACGAGCTTGCAAAAACAGATTTAGAAGTATTACATAAATGGAAGGAATACGAAGACAAAATCTTTATTGAATTACAAAACAAATCAATAGAAAACTAATGGCAGCACCCGCAATTATACCATTCCTGCCACTTATAGGAGCAGGAATAGGAGCAGGCGCAAATGTCGCAGGCGGATATATGAGCTCTAAAGCTCAAGAAAGAATCAATAAAAGAAATATTCAACACAGCCAACAGACAATAGCACAACAGCGTGAGTGGGCATTATCCGATTGGGATAAGGTAAATGCATACAATCACCCACACCAACAAATGGCACGATATAAAGAAGCGGGCCTCAGTCCACATTTAATATATGGTAGCGCAACAAGTCAACCTGCATCACAAATAGCAAGAACAACACAAGAAGCGCCAAAAGAAGACGCATCCGGATTTATACAAGGTGCAAGACAAATGGCACAAGCAGGGCCTGAAGCGTTCAATACTTATTTTTCAATGAAACAACTTGAAAATCAATCAGCGGTATCAGCCGCTCAGGTATTAAAGATGAAATCAGAAACGGATAGAAACGAACAGCAATTTAAATTAACCGGTGAACAATGGAACGATTTAGTTAATGGCCCTCTATTCCGAAATTTAAAAACCGCATCCGATATGTACTATACAGACGCAAAAAGAAACGCAACGCCGACCCAATCTATGGTACTGGAAAAACATTTAGCAGATTTAGCTAAAACAAACGCCACTGCAAAACATGCATTACAATTATATGAATTAGCAATTCAAGAAGGCAAATTAAAACAGGCCGATATAGATTTATTAGAAAAAATCGGTACAGGAAACACAGGACTAAGAACATTTATAGAACTATTAAAATTAATTTTAAAATAATGGCATACAGAAAAAACAGCCGCCGCCGCTCTAGGAGCCGCCGCCGCAACGGAAAATTAAAAAAATCTTACACAGTTTCACGAGGAGGAATAAGACTATAATGAAAAATTTATTTACACAGGTGGCGATGAAAACGCCCCAACAATCAACATTTGACTTAACACATGATGTTAAAATGTCAGGAAAAATGGGACAACTTATGCCGGTTATGTGCGTTGATGTACTGCCAGGTGACAAAATACAACTTGGAGCAGATGCACTAATAAGGCTTGCCCCAATAATGGCACCAATAATGCACAGAGTCGATTTTACAATTCACTATTTCTTCGTACCAAATAGACTATTATGGCCTAATTGGGAAAAATTTATATCAGGTACTCCCGATGAGGACGGAAATCCATTTATACCGCCATATATAGTGATGGAAAATGACAACCCTTTAATTGGTTCATCACTAAAAAAATTAACAGACTATCTAGGAGTACCGCCACCGGTAGGCACAATAAGCGAAGAAATAAGCGCTTTACCTTATGCCGCATATAATCTCATTTATAATGAATATTATAGAGACCAAAATATTATTCAAGCGATACCTGAAGCAGCAACCACTAATTTGGTAAGCGGTAACGCAAGCGCCGATATATTTGCAACAACACAATTAAAAAACAGAGCATGGGAGCATGACTATTTCACATCATGTCTACCATTTGCACAAAAAGGCGCAGCCGTAGACATTCCTTTAGGAGTAGTAGAATTATCACCAAATTGGGATACACTGGGTACTCCCGCATTTTATGACAACACATTATCAGTAAGTGTAGGAAACGTAGAACAAAATAGCGGCCCACAAATAGACATTTCAGCAGTAGGCCCACAAGCTTATGATCCTGACGGCACATTATCAGTAGGCGCAACAACCATTAACGATTTACGCCGCGCGTACAGATTACAAGAGTGGTTAGAAAAGAATGCTAGAGGCGGCACACGTTACACGGAGCAAATAATGGTTCATTTCGGCGTAAAATCACCCGATGCAAGA